GTCGTCGCAAGCCTCCGCTGGATGCCAATTAAATTTTAGAGATAAGGGTAACGTGCCTATACGGGATTTTAACCTTACGGTGTTTAATACATTATGCAAATCTGATTGTGTATTAAGACGAACCCCATCCCAGTTGAACTGGAGATGTGGAGAGAATCAGAGGTTGTATCGAATATAGAATCGACTAAATACAACTAGAAGCCCCAAGAAGGTAATGTGTATAACACGGCTTTAGGGCGAACTGTGACCAACCGGGATTAACTAATTAAGAAATTAAGAAATTGATTACAAATTCGATAGAATTTGTGAGCAATTTAACTTAGCAGCGAAGCTGATAAGTTGATATCATATGAGAAAATTAACGGATAAAAGTATAAAATTTTGTCAAGAATACGTAAAGAATGGTTATCAGGCAAGACAAGCTTATATGGTAGCATTTGGTCAAGAAGATCCGCAAAGAGCTTCTGTTTGAGCGTATAACCTATTAAAAGATTTTAGGGTTAAAGGTGAAATAGAAGCAATCGAATGAGATTTTAAAAATGTTTGAGCATTATCTGGTATTACAAAAGAAAAGATGATTTGAGTTCTTAAAGACATGATGGAGGCTGAAAAGATTGTTGGTAAATCAAAAGATATGGATGGTAATGAAATTCTAACAAAAGCTCCTGATCATACAACTAGATATAATGGTGTAATGTGATTTGCTAAGCTTATTGGTGCATTATCTGAAAGAAAACCAGCCGAAATTGAAAGCGATATTCAAGAATACACAGAAGAACTTGGTAATTTAAGCACCGATCAATTAAAAGAAGAAAGAACAAAGATATTAGAATCTATGAAAATAGTATAATTTATTTCCTAAAATTCCGATAAATAAGCGGTTTTCTTTAGAGAAACCATATAACCCGATCTTCGGAACAAGAGTTAGACGTAGTGAATAACTACACTAGTATATATCGGGTTTTTAGGATAAAAATTATGAAGTATGAAGAAGCGTATTTAAAACAATTAGAAAAGTCACCAGCCCTGCAAGAAATTGAATGGAGGTTGTGCAAAGAAGATCCTTATTACTTCTTGACAACATGGGCTAGAACATTGGACAATCATTATGCGGATGGAGAAGACCCAATGAAAACATTCCCAGAAAAAGATTATATAAAGTTTTTTATAGATAGTTGGTTAAAATATAAAATTTTATTAATTCCAAAATCCAGACAAATGATGTTGTCGTGGCTATGTGTAGGTGTATATTTATGGGATACTCAATTTCATAAAGCTAGATTTACATGTTTCCAATCCAAAAGAGAAGAAGATGCAGATGAATTGGTAAAACGGTTAAAACAAATTTGGGATAATGAACCACAGTTCCTTAAAAGATATTATAATGATGATTGAACATTTGTTGAATTAAAACCTAATCCACAAAACAGAGGACACCATGTTTATTGTAAATTTGAATTACCAGACATTCAATCTCGTGTGCTTTGATTACCACAGTGATGAGATATTGTGCGAATGTTAACATTAAGTTGAATGTTATGTGATGAGGCAGCATTTCAACCAGAAATGGACGCCGCATATACCGCCTTAAAACCAACACTGTCTAGTTGAGGCAGGGTTACGTTAGTTAGTACGGCACAAGAGTGAACATTTTTTGAAGAAGCTTGCTATGATAAATTAATTATGGATTAAGTATTATGAAAAAAGTAAAAAAAGTATGGAACTCAGAACTAATTAAAACTTTTACAAACATTGCAGAAAAATGGTTAACAAAATATTGTTTAGATGATTGGGTTGTGGTATATAGTTTTAATGAAGAATCTTGTCCTAAGGAAAACTGAGATACAGACACGGTATTGGCAACAACAACGGCGGACTGAGTGTATCATAAGGCAACAATTATTTTTTATCCAGAAATATTACAAAATAAAAAAAGTAAAATATTTAGTAAATATACAGAAAATTGTATTAAACATGAAATAGCTCATTTATTAACAAATAAAATTGCAGATTTAGCAAATGATAGATATGCAACTGCAAAACAAATTGAAGAAGAAATAGAAAGTTTAACACAAAAAATTAGCATTGTCACATAATATGGATTATAAGTCAATTCAACAACCAGAAATTATACCATGAATTAAGTCGTGGACTAATCCAAAAAATCAATTTCGCGTGTTAATGATTCATTATACTGCAGATCCAAACAAAGATCCAAATCGAGATGGTTTAGAGTGGTATACAGCAGAAAAAAAATGAATGCCCAAAGAAAAGTGGAATAAAGAATATGAAATAGATTTCTCATCGAAATCAGGTCAATTGGTATTTGGTAGTGAATATTGTGATTTTGATCCTGCAATACATTTTATTGATAGTAAACAAATAGACTGAGAATTATTATTTTCCCTGGATTTTGGTCAAAGCAATCCAAATGCTTGATATATTGCTAAATATGATAACACGGGAACATTGTATATAGTTGATGAATATTATAAACCAGCAATTCCGTCTGTGGCATCTAAAGAAATGTTTTATAAGTTTGCACATCATTTTGGAACTACAGAAGATAAAATAAAAGAATTATCTATAGACAGAAGAAGAGACCTTTTTAGAAATACATTTCAAATAGCTGTTATCGACCCAACAACTAGAGCTAAAAATAGAACAAAAATTTCTCAGTGAGAAGAAGTTCCATTTTCAGTGTTAGAGGATTTCTATGACAATTGAATGGAATTTGATTTATGAAATAACGATTGGGAAGCCTGAATTACAAGAATTAGAGAATATTTTCAATTAAATAATGGTAAAGCTCATCTTTATATATTTAAAGATAAGTGCCCAAATTTATGCGAAGAAATTACTAAATATAAATATAAAGAACAAACAGAAACACAGGCACGTAGTAACAATAAACCAGATAAGCCAACAAAAAAAAGAGATCATGCTATAGATAGTTTAAGATATTTAATCATGACCAGGCCAAGTAAACCGACCGAGGTAATTAAAGAATTAACAATTATTCAAAAAGATATTCAACGTTTATTACGCCCAAAGAATATTATGGCAGAGTGGGACGTTGATTAATATTAAAAAAATGTCTAAAGATGTAAAAGAATTTGAAAAAAAATTAAACGAATTACAAAATGAGTTTAAAGATATTGCAGAGTTATATGCTGCAAATGTTGTACTTCCAAATTGAGAAGTAAGTCCATTAATTAAAATAAGAATATTAAAAAAGTATGAAGATTCAACCAAAAAGTAAAATATTATTGGTTAGTAAAAATGAAGGCACAGAATTGTCGCAGGATATTTATGTAGTATCAAACGATGATGATAAAAATTTATTAACATGTACCATTATAGAATGAGGTGAAAATTTTAAAACGTGATCCATTGTGATTACAGGAAAATATAGTTTATATAAATTAGTTTATAAAGGTGAAGATTATTATTTTCTAGATGAAGAAGATATTGTCTGAACTATTATTGAATAAATATGTTTAAAGATGTTAAATTTTGAAGTAATGCCAGAAACAGAATTATTAGATGAGTAAATAAAGTATCAGATGCAGTGTGTACAACACTATGACCTAGATGAACCCATGTAATTTTTGAAGAAGGCAGTTATCCTGTTATAACAAAGGATTGAGTTACTGTAGCTCAACAGATTTTTCTGAAAGATAAGTTTGAGAACATGTGAGTAATGTTAGCTAGAGAAGCCGCTGAAAATACAAATCGTATAGCCTGAGATGGAACAACAAGTACAGTAGCAATATTACAGGAAATTGTGAATGAATGAAATAAATATATTGCATCATGAATAAATCCAATTCTATTAAAGCACGGAATGGATAAAACAGTAGACGTAGTAATAGAAGAGTTAAATAAAATTACTCATAAAATTACTACACAGGAGGAAAAGATAAATATAGCTACCATTTCTGCAAATAACGATGTTGAAATTGGTAAAATGATTGTAGATGTTATTGATGGAGTTGGTAAAGATTGAGTTGTTACGGTACAACAA